AGCTAAAATCAACTTTTTCATAAAGTTAACTCATTGTTATAAGTTCACACAATTTAACAAACTGTATGTATTTTGTCACATAATAAAAACCACCAGAAAGTGGCTTATTTTTTACTCATCCGCTTTCTTGCATCATCAATAAATAAATTATCCAGCGCAAAAACACATTCTACAAAGATATGAAGCTCACACGGCGCATCATATATCTCAAGGTAAGCTTTGATTGCATTCGCATCCAATGGCATCGAAACACTTTGCTTATATTTCCTAGATCGGGCAATCGTGTTATATGCAGATAAAATAACGTTGGCTGTATAACTATGTTCTGGTGCTTCATCTAATTTGCGACCAAGCTTGTCACGGATCTTCTTCTGGTGGTCGGTTAGTCCCCCATCCCCTGTGTGCCACTGATAGAGCCTGATGACTTTCCCATTATTTCGGCCTGTGCAGTATCTGCATCAATCTGAATTTTTTCCGCATTCGCTTTAACGAACACCCAAATTGCCAAACCAATATCGCCCATATTAAATAACTTGGTTGCATTTTCAGGTGTGCAAGGAGGCTCGATCTCTTTGCCATCTTCGACAAATACAACGCCTTTCCAGTCTGCAATCAGGTGACATGCCGCAGCTTCCAAAAGCAGTTCGTGATACAGCTTATCTTCTGCACTTGCTGTAGAAACATTATATCCCTTAGAGGCAACTTGGTTTTGTGCACGTTCATTGGCCACACGAAAAGGCTTGTATCCATCACCGCGAATTTTAAATTCAGCCAATACATTACCATCAGCATCTTTATATTCTTTCCAAAGTGCTACTTCTTTACTTTTCTGAATTGCTACTTTTAAAGCCATTTTTTTATCCTAAAAATAAAGCCCCTTTCGGGGCTATGTTTAAGCTGTGGTGCGTGTGATTGTTGGTGCTTCTTTTACGTGACGGAATTCCATGCTTAGGGTGTGATCATCGTTGGCATTGGTATCAGAAAGACCATCATTGTCTAGTTCCAGCTTGGTGAAGTCGAAACCATAAGCATTACCGAGAGTATCCTCAATACCGATTTCCGCAGTCATGGTCTCACGAGTTTCAACGTAAGGAATCCATGCTTTTGAAGCCACTGTTAATGCTAGGGTTACATTCAAAGTGATAGATACCTTTCCCTCTGTGTAGCGATTAGGAATAAGACTTTCACTGCCTAAGCAGGGCTTAGCGGTTAAGTTGTTGTTGATCGTAATGGTGAATGACTCAGCACATGCAGTTCCAACAGTACTTGCACCATTAATCTTAAAGGTGTTTACATTAATGGATGACATGAATGGCGTTTCAGTAGGTGCCAGTGGTGAAACAACAGGTGTAGCTAATGGTGTTGAATAGCCTGTGGCATTGACGGTTGCACTGCCAGTAATTTTGCCCTCGGTATCACCTTGAATAGTCAGTTCGCCAATGCGACAACCTGAGAACACCTGAATGAGCCCAACCTTTTTGTCGTGCTTCACAATTGTATAGGTTGGTAGCGTGTCACCACCGATTTCTAATGTCGAAACAGATGGTGTGCCTGAATCAACAAACATATTGCCTGCCACACCTTCAAAAAACATATCTTGGCTTAGAGCTGATAGATCATATTCAATATTACCAACCGCTTCACCCGATGTAGCAATCGACCCTTGCTCGAATCGCGTATCAACAATTTCATCTGATTGAGTTAGTGATACTGTCTTTTTCAATGAATCTGAATTACGGCGCAAGGTATGCCAAACAGGTAGTGCCGGTAATGTATTCGGTGTTTCTTCTTTCGCAATGTGGATAACCACATCAGTGCCTTTGGACATGGCTGTCTCCTAATTTTAGGCATAAAAAAACCACCTTACGGTGGTGGTAAATAAATTCTGTTTAGTTGACTTGGTAGGATAAATTTACATTGTATTGATAAAAGCTCATGGCAGATGGATCACCAATTGCTGACGAATGCCCCGCATCTATAATGCTTGCTTCTCTTAACTCCAAATCACCAACTTTGTAAAACTCTAGGTGTGATGCCCATAAATCTGCAAGTTCAGATAACTCAAGTGTTCCAGAATGAAGTGGTGCAAATAGTTGAATAAAGATAATACCAACTGTGCGCTTACATGGTTTATCACCAATACCGGTGATAAACGATCCTGCATTACTTACCGTAACTTTCGCCCAGATTTCTTTTTCTGGTGGTTCGTATGGCTTCCCATCTTTCAAGGGATTATTGGCCAGTTGGATATTCTCTTTAGGCATTCCAGTGAATATGCCAACACGTGCAAGAATGGCTTGTAATGCTTCGGTATTGGTCATCATTTGTATTTACTCGCGATTAATTGAAACGACAACACATACACACCATTAGGCGCTTGCTGGCTGTGACCATTCTCCAACTTGTCACCATAAGGGCTGAGTGTTTGGATATACACAAGACCGCCTATTTTCGCTGTAGAAGCAATTTTTAAGCCTTCTTCCAGAGTTGTATTGCCTGATAAATCAAAGCCTTTCTCATAAGCAGTTTGAGGTGAAGCTAGCGTGACTTTATGGGAGGCTCGAAATTCACCATCCATTACAGGCGAGCGGACTATGACCTGCTGTAGCGTATCTCCCACAATCTTTTTGAGGTGATCATCGGCATTTTTCAAAACATTTAAAGCAAAATTAGAAGGTTTGTTTTTCCAGCTCATATTTCACCTATAAAAAAACCCACCGAGGTGAGTTAATGTAGATATAAATTCAGCATTCTAGCCAAGTCCAAAAAAAACACTAGCCCCTTGAAATGTGTTTTTGGAGAATGAATTTCCACCAATATTCAATCCATCTTGGTTGCCAGTAACATTTATTCCTATAGGCCGTAAATCTAAAAACGAAATTACAGCTGAATTTTCATCCATTTTCTTAACCCTAAGTATTCTTGTAATTCCTTTAAAATATATCTCTATTACCCCCTGTTCAGGTTTTGTTACTGATAATTCCTTTACTGTGGATATATTTCCATCCACTAATAGTAACAACTTCTTTGACTGAGGATTTTCAACTGCTTGAAGCCATACCATTGGATCACTTCCAGAACCAATTATTAAAGGTAACCCTTCCCCTACGGCAAAAGGGAAACCACCGCCTATCAATTTATTACTACAAATGGTAAGGGAGTTTAGAGACTTGTAATTTTCAGGTAAATTTTTGAGTGTAAACATTACTTATCTCTCGATTTTACAAAAGTTTGCGAAGGTGTGTGTTTCTGAAAATGATCCTCTATTCTCTTCATTGCAGTTTTTTTTGGATTGGAAGAGAAATATCCCACACACCAAACTATCAGCCCAAATACTAGCGCAATAGATCCCCCTATCCATTCCCAAGGTTCTAAATCTACATTAGCGGACAGTTCGAGCTTTTTTGATAAATACTTACTAAAGCTTGTGAGTAAAAGAGTTAGCCCCATAATAATCAAACCTGTAGATAGCCAATCAGAAGTTCTTGGAGGGCTTTTTAGATCCTTAAACTCAGATTCCGATATATTATAATCAGGCTTGTAGGTGAAACTAAAGCCTGATTCCATTAAGCCACCATCAACATCCAAAGTTACATCGATTTTTTGGTTATTAGTTTTTTGATTCTGCACATTCATTGCACACCCCGAATATTGAGGGTGAATATATCATATAATTTCAAAGGGATATTATTAGACTTCTCTTAACTGACAAACCCAAATACTACCCGTTGGATCCTGTCCAATATTGACCACCTTGAATCGCCCCTTACCAGTAGTCCAGACATCGCCAATCCGTGGCACCTGAGTCACTTCATTTTGCAGCACTGTGGCCTTTGAGTCTGTTACTTGATAATCCGTAGGTTTGACCATGTCTTTTAAATAAGAGCCAAACAATACACCACGCCCTTGATAGGCTTCCACAGTGATAGTCGGGTAAGTCTGCGTCACAAAATTAAATTCACCAGACTGGATTTCTTTGGTGCATGTGAATGTATTTACCGCATCGGCAAGCTTCTTATTAAAAGCTTTAGCCACTTTGGATTGAATTTTATTCTTGATCATGGGCTTCACTCTCCTCAAACATACTGAACAAATCCAAAGCAATGCGTTGAATTGAATATGCTTCAAATTCTATGCTTGGCTCTTTCTCACCCATTAAGGCTTTTACTCGCTGCCAAACATGAACAGCCTCATGCAATAAAAGTGAATGGATTTGAAGTAGATTTCGATCAGCAACCTCACTCAGTTGAACAATGCAATATTTACCATTGTCATAGTAATCAACTTGAGCACCAGTCTTCATCGACAAGAATTTATCCGAGTCACCCATATCATCAAACAGCAGATCCATATGAAGTTGGTTGCGTGCCAAGGTGTACTTAACATGCTCAAATGGAGAGATATGCCACTCTGGCACATAGTTATTATTTATCATGCCCGGTACACCTCGAAAGTAAATCCTTTCGACTTTAGATTTAGCGAAGCAATATATGCCCGAGCGATTTGCTCAAACTCGGACACCTCCACGCTGCCTTCAGCAAAACTTTCAGTGACTTGAACCGTATCAGCCTTTACGCTTTCACTCGCCGTTTGGCGGGCAATGCCGGCATAAATCACACCTGCCTGAATACCTTTGATGATTTCGCATGTTGCATCTTTTAAGAGTGGGTCAATCGGATCGGGAACAAAGCCAACCTCATTCCGCATCCATGTATTGGCTAATTTGATTAAACGAACCTTATCACCATCTTCGGCAAAGTCTGCCCCAAGAATAGATTCAGCTTCGGCAATAGTGATAAAGCTCATGGATTATTCCTGTGTTTGTTCGGCAGTTTTGGCTTCTTCGGCGGCTTTCGCAGCTTTTAATTCAGCAGCGGTTGGCTTTTTGGCTTTGGCTTCAAGGTCTTTTACTTGGACCTTTAGAGCTTCATTTTCAGACGTTAGCTTTTTAACTGCTTCACGCTCTTTACTGAGTTGATCTTCAGCTTCTACAAGCTTTTGAGCTACTGCATCAAATTGCTCTGTAGGAACAAGGCCACTAAGATCGGCAGGCTCCCCCTGTACAAGTCCCGCTTTTAACGTTTCCACTTGCTGCTTAAGGTTATTGTTTTCAGCAACAACCTTTTCACATTCAGCTTTTGCTTCATCAATGGTGGCTTGCAGTTCTGGTGTGATACCTACTTCCAAATTCACTACTACAGAATCCGTTGAAAGCTTTTCACCTTCACATAATTCATGTTGGCCATATTTGAAATCAGATTCATTAATGACTCGAAAATCATCGCCATCTTTAATTCTTACTGTTTTAACTTGCGACATGTAACTCTCCAAAAGAAAGAGCGCGTAAAGCGCTCAATCTAGGTCTTATTAACCCAACAGCAAGGCAATATGATCTTGCTTAATTGCCTTAACACCCCAAGCTAGACGGACATGGTAAACAACTTGCATGAACTGGCGATACACGGCGATTTCAAACGCTAGGCCAGTTAATGGATCAACCACTTGAATTACATCATCAGCAGAGTCACCGCCTTCAGGTAGAGCCGGTGCACGAGTTGCTAATGCAATCGCTGAACGAGCAAATGCAACGTTAGCTGTATAAGCATTACCACGAGTAATCGCTACATTATCGGCAGCAGGTAAAAGCAATCCAGACTTATTCAGGGTCAACTCTGTACCAGCCAAACCACCTGATACATACTTATTGCCATCACCTGCAAAAGTGACAATATCACCAGCTAAAATTGTGCCTGTACCGCCATCAACCACAATAGCTGTTGATTTGGCATCTTTTGCACCATTAACCAAATAATCAGCACCCGGCCCATTCACGTGTAGACCAGATGCATGAGAGTGACGAATTGCCATGTTCATCACACGATCAGTCATACCATTGCGGAGCATGTCGGCTGAACCCGCTTCATTTACTTTAAATAAACCAGATTGCTTACCGCGCAAGTTGCCAATAGAAGCATGACCCAACACCAACTGAAGATCAGTTCGAGGCGCACCGTTTTCTTCCAGAATACGTAATACCCCCGAGAAATCAGATAGGTCAGCAGCTGTGCCAAAAGGCGTAGATCCAGCAGTCCCGTATGCACGAGATGCATTTTTATATGCTTCTAAATGCACATCTGATTCAATTTCATTCACCAATGTACGCATTGCCTGATAGAAACGGTCAGCCTGAATTGTGCTGAACGTACCAGCATTTGAAAGACCCTTGGTTTCTTCACCATTCCAGCGCACTGGTACGTGACGCGATTTGGTGATTTGTGCATCCACATGGTCGATATTGGTATCGCCAGTATTTGGAGCATTTGCTCCCGGCACTGTGTCCTGCGCTGTAACCTCAGTGGTCACTGGTACACGAACGTTTTGACCTACTGCTGCACGTTCAATACCTGAGTCACGTGAAACAGCAGGAATATAACCTGTTAATTCTCGCGAGACTTGGTCTAGTGCTTCATAAATATCAGGAATTAAACCTGTAAGAGTATTAGCCATTTACTAATTTTCCTTTTAAAAATTAATCTGTAATTTTTCCGCCATCACGCATGAACCCAGAGCGGTCATTTGGTGGTAATTGCTCAAACTGTTGGCGTGACATGGATTTACCACCACCTTGACCACCATTGTTTGTGAATCCACCACCCGAACCTTGACCACCTTTTAAGATCGAATCTTTATGTTGGTATCCACCAACCAATGTTTCCAAGGCTTCATCAAAGTCCGCGACTTCACCTGGGCGAGTGCGTGAATAGATTTTTTGACCATCTGTACCCACCGCCACAACCTTGCCGTTTTCAATCTGGAAGTTCTTTCCAAATGTGGCCTGAATCATGTCTACTGGCACTGCAATGTTGTCTTGAATAAACTTAGAACGAGCGAAGCCACCGCCAATCAATTCACCATGTAATTGCTGTTGCACAGCATCACGTTCAGTGGTTAATTGTTGAATTTGCGGTTCGTAGGTCTTTTTAAGGGCATCAGTAATTTCGGCTTTCACCTTGTCTACTTCACCTGCATCCACAAGTTTTTTAGCATCCAAGTTTTGAACAATATTTAACGCTTCTTTTACTTTTACAGGATCAAGCCCTTCAAAAGCTTTGGCCTGCGCTTCAAACTGTTCTTTAGCTTCACGATGTGTTTTGGCTTCACCATTCAAACGAGTGATTGTTGCCACTGTCTGCGGGGCATCAAAGGCCACTTCTTTACCGTCATCATGAACATAAACAGGCTTACCATCCTGAACCACTACGTGACCGTTTTCGTCTAATTTCAATTTCATAAGTCATCCGACCCTATATCTAAAATGAGCATCCGCTCGTTACGCTGTCCGCATCCGCTTTCAGCAGGCAATAAAAAAGCACCCGGTTCGGTGCTTAAGTTAAATTTGATTATTTAAAAACTGGTCGGCTGGGCCACAGAACGAACTAAATACATCAGACCTGTCTGAAAATCTGTCTTAGCCATTGCGGCAAATCGCTCAGGTGTTGCTGCATCAAGGCGACGATCTTCCTCTACATCCAGTACTTGCATATTTGCATCGCAGCGACAGTTATATCGTTGGGTTGCAATGTGCTTTTGAACATAGCTTTGATCTCATTCATCAAGTCAATTTCTTCTTGAGCTAAATCACGATAGCCTTTGATTTTTTGGTGTTGGTTTTCCATTTTCTTCTCACATAAAAAAAGACCCGTTTGGGTCTATAGTTAATTAATAATTTACTGTTCTGGCTCAGCCTCACCCATAAAGCGAACACCATGTGTTCCCCACATATCAAAAGTCACTGTAACCTTTGGACATCCACTCTCAGGACTTTCGAGCTTTAAATCAGTTTGCCCCTCTAGAGGATGACCTGTTTCTTCATCACACAAAACCAACCGACCACCTGGACGCGCTCGCCCAATTACCAATTTACGTGTTTTAATATCCGTCATGTTATTTTTCACCCAATACATTCTTAAATGTCTTTTGATCCAAAGCCTTGAGCTCTGCCAATGTATAGCCACGCTTATTCAACGGATCAGCAAACTTATCAATACTGTACTCGCCTTTTTTATAAAGCTCATACTTCGATTTACCCAACCAAGTGCGCTGAAAGAACTCATCTGATTGTTCAAAAAACTCTTTGAATGATGTGTTTGCATCCAGCTGTCCAATGAGGTGTTTGCGCTCCTCTTTTGGAATATCCTTAACCTTGCGCTCATCCATCACAAATGGACGTACACCACCAATGTTTCCGTCCCTATCACAACCAACATAAGTTGTACGGTTATGGGGGTGTACTGGAAAACGCGGTCTAGTCTGATCATCAATGTGATAAACACGGCCATCAACTGAGGCACAGTACTTACAGGTGCGACCATCCAGTGTGGCTACGACCTTCACATACTCATAACCAAGTGCCTTATACACATCGATATATGCGGCATTACCCACATGATTTCGGGCTGTTCTGACTTGCCGCTCAACGACGTGTCGTTCCGATTCAAGTAAGCCATCTTTATAATCAAGCGACTTTCGCCCCTTAATTCGATTGATGATCTGCTGATTGGTCTGGCCTTGTGAAAAGCCATCACGGATGACGTATTCCACTTTCTTACGCAAATTGGCAGCAATATCTGAAAATAGATAATCAACCAGTTGACCGCCTGAAAATGGAGCTTTCTTGGCTTGCTGATATATCTTTTCACCATCAGTTTTAAGTGTTTCACCCATCAGAGCAACGGTATAACCAGCCTCATAAACTGCCAAAGCAATAGCTGATTGCTCAAATATTGCAGGTAGCTCTGTATTTAATGAAGAAAACCACTCGCTTAAAGTGACTTTGATTTCCTCAATATTCCGACTGGCTTTTGCTCTGCTTGAAAAGTTAAGACCTTGTAATGCTTTACGCTCTGAATCGGTTAGATCTTCAAACAACTCACCCAATTTAAGCAACTGCTCATTGGATAATTGATCAAAGACTTTGATCAGATCATTTACGCTCTGAGAGGATGCCCGATATAGATACGCTTGATGTTGGCTCAGCGCATCAAGTAAGGCTTTTTGCGCTGAATCACTCATCTTTATTCATCCATATTATTAGAGCCATCATTACGTTGCTCTATTTTCTTCTCAATTTCTTCCCATTTTTCTTCCGAGAAGATCCCAGTCTGTTCGTACTGATACCAAACCTCCCAAGGCAAGTTTCCACCCACACAGGCCTCATAAAGACGCTTAGCGCGTTCCTCACTGAATTTAGGCTTGTTGAAGTCTTGCGAAATAACATAGTTCAGCTCATCAGGACTTAAATCATGATTTGGCAATGAGAACTTTGCGCACCACCGTAAAGCCATTTGAAAGGCTTCACTGATATTTGATACGGCGAGTGATAAAACTGAATGTTGCACAGAGTCTTCATTATCGGCTTGAGTCGCAGTTTTATTTGCCGATCCAACCTCAATAAGTCGAGCACCCATTTCTTTCATCTGTGCCCATTTATCAGTCATGAGGGTTTTGGCAAGGTTATTTTCTTTTGCTTGAACAATCTCAATCTTTGTTGGGAATCCCGAACGTCCACCAATAGCTAAACCATCCTCTTTAATGATTTTGTATTGCTCAGTCGTGATATTTGGCATTGAGATGATTGGCTGACCCACAATAAAACCTGATTCTTCAACATCAGCACTATTGCGGTAATGCGCCAAATTGATTTCAGCAAGCTCCAGTAAAGGTGCGTTACCTATCTCATCCGTATTGTCTACAGCACCACAAAACGTGAATGGAATATAGGACCAAGTTTTACCGTGATAATCAGTGGGAATATATTTACCCCCTTCAATCCATTCGCCCTTTTCATTCTGCGTATAGATTTGAACTGTATACACATGACCCGTTTCAGTTTCTTCTAAACGTAATACACGATACTGATCTTTAATTTCACGACCAAAGCCATCGGCACTTCGAGTAGCTACAGATTCTCGAATCTTTACAAACGAAGTCTTTTTCTGATTCCCGACAATAATATGGTCCCAGTCTTCAACCGAAGCTGCTTTCAAAATATGAATCATCGGGAAAGCATTTTTTAACTTGTCCTCAGCACGGTTTCGAGAAGGTGCAACTTGTGGATAATCTACATAAACACCACAGCGATAATGCTTTGAAATAAGTCGCAGTGAGTGCTGTGATGCTTGATAAATACTTCGACCTGAACCATCTGCGTTTCGATCTAGATATTCCAAATCATCTGGACGCTTAAAATCAGGCAGCTTATTAAATGCCGATCCAACATGACTATTCAAAGTTCGTCCAGTCACACCATAAAATACAGCACGATCTAAATACTCTTCATACCGATCCTTATCCCCATTCCCAAAAGTAATAGGAACGGGTAAATAGGTTTTACCCTTTGCCTTAACTGCTTTCTGACCTTCACAAACATCATCTACTTTTGTCCAAAGATCGATGTGCTTGAGATAATCAGCATGTTTAGATGTAATGCCTTTCATCTTCTTCTTCCAAAAATAGGGATATCGAGTCGGGTGACTGGTTTAATAATTGGGAAACGCTTAGCTAATGGGTAACCACCAGCATCACCAACGTGATCAAGCCCAGATTTCTTATCTGGCATACCAAAATCGTCGTAAACCTGTTGCTCTAAGGTTTCAGTAAAACGTGGACATTTATTCGTATTCACCAATAGCGTACGTTCATTATCACCATTTAGAATGAGTGCATTCACTGCATTGATACGATCTTTAATGGCTGGGTTTGTTCCATCAACTTCAACTGTAAATCCTTTATCACGTAAAATTTGATGATCCGACTCACTACTATTTTTTGATGAAGTCGATTGCCCTGCGGCATCTGGTATTACTGTCATTTCATGAAATGGAAAACGCTCAATAAGTAATGTGGCCATCGTCGGTGTATCACGTACACCAACCATTTCATCTAACGCCAATGGCTTACCCTCACGAATAACATAAACCACGGCAGCCATTTTTAAGACGTTGAAGTCCATCCCGATGATCAGATGTTCACCTGATTTAATTTCTTCATCGGTATGATTTAGTTTTCGATCAAAGTCTGGATATACAGCACCACTGGTTAAATTGACAAACTGCCCACGCAAATACGCTGAAATCAACTGAGGTGGGTAGGATTCATATAACGATGAAATATAATCATCGGGTAAATTGGCTTCATTGTCATAAGTAGAAGCCTGAATCATTCCATACAGCGCACGCTTTGCAGGGGTTAAATTCGCCTCTTTTACAAACTGCTGATGTGTGAACTTAAATCCCTCAGGTGTAGTTGCAACATCAATACCATTTATAAGACCGGGATGTTTCACACGCATACGAGCGATAATTTTCCGCCATGCTTGCTGGGCCTTTACGGTAGGCATAACATCCAGCTCATCAATCAAAGCGTGGCCAATCTTAAAACCTACAATCGTTTGCCATAGTAGATATCAACTTCTTTATTTGATTCGTAAATCTTAGTCTTCAAACCCCAGTCAAATGCCACCTCATCAATAGTCGGAAAGAAGATATCCCGAATCTGCGGATAGGTTGGTGCAAAGTAACCTAGTGGCACTTTAGGGAATTCCCAAGATTTATCGCAAAGACTTGAACAACCTACCCACGTTTTTCCTGATCCAAATCCAGCGACAAATGCACGAAACTTATTTTCAAGCTGTAAAAAATTAGCCTGAGGTACATTCAGGGTCGGATTGATGTTCGGCATTTTCTTTACTCGCATCTACGACCTGAATGGTCACTTTGACTGGTGTTGGATCATCAGCGCCCTCACCATCACCATTTTTAATACGATCAATCTCAAGCTGCTTTAATTGGGCATCTAATAGCTGGGTGTCATGACCTTGCATTTCATCTTTAATTTGTTTAATGATGCCTTGCTTCATATATTTGTTTTCACCCCAACCGCTGTACATCTTTTGAAGCTCATTAAGGCGAACTGCTTTGTTAGCTAAAGGAATGTCATAAACATTTGTTCTAAAATCTTTTCGAGTCTTCTCAAATAGGTCTTTTAATTTTTTACTAAGATTGCGACCTGTATATTTTGTAGGGTCGTATAAAGCCACCTGTTGGCGACTAATTTCTATTTTAAATTCTTGCTTTACAGTGTCTGCTACTTGTTGAGGGGTTTCAAAGCAAGCAAGAGACTGAACTATAAAGATTTTTACAGGCTCTTTAAGTGCTGCCACAACCACCCCTCCGTAAAGCTACGTAAAGCAAAGCAGGCAAAAAAATTAAGCCAACTTCAATAAACACGTACCGCATGCATGAGCAATGTTTGCTCTTGATACTGTTGGGCCATTATTCGCCAAGTCTGCCATTCTCTGAACGTCTGCCGATGCACCGTAACGTCGAACCACCCCGAAGAATTCCTCTACATCGTGACCGCGCATCTGCAATACAGCATGACCTGTGTGGCTGTCATAACATGGACCACCGTTTGGACTAAGCTTTTGCTTAAAGTGATAAAGCTCATGTTCAACCAGTGCCATGAAATCACCATCTGAGCAATACGAGCAGTAATTAGCATCCAATGTAATAAGTGCCTTTGGTAAGAATCCAAACCATTTGATCATCTGTGCTTCTTGCCTGTACTTCTTCCAACCGCCCGCTTGAATTTGAATAATCTCGGCTTGACCTAAGACAATACGACCTTGCTTTGTAAAAGCACTTTCAGCCCACAAAAAGCCAATGCCTGAATGACCAACCAAGTGCTCATGCTCTTTGTTGTAAAGTTTGCTGCTTGGATTAAGAATCGTCTCTTGTAGCCAATCATGGATATCTTTTGCGGGCTCAAAAAGGAATTCTTCACACCAGTCATGTTCAATTAGTTCTTTTGGTGGGTAAGGTCTTTTCATTGCATCATTTCCCATGCATACATCAAGTCATCAGGTGTATTTAAATAACACCCATGTTTTAAGCAAAATGCATGTATGTCGTTTAGGTATTCAGTGAATTGATCAACCGATGCATCTGTGGTGCTAATCAAGTCATTAAGACCATTTGCCACTTGCTCATACATTGGGTGGTTTTGATCTTTTAAGACTTTGACTGCTGCAAATGTATTTTTATATTGACCTACATCATCACGATTAAAGATGACTGATAGAAACTTCTTCTTGAAATATAAGTGCTCTGATTCTTTATCGTTGCCTTGGCGTTTAGCCCATTGAGTGAGCCACATCCAATACAAACGGTTTTGAGCTTTGGATCTATCTTCTTGCTTCTGATCAATCCTCACCACCAAAGGTTTATTTTCTTCTAATGCCTTGGTGTAATTGGTGTGCATGAAGCTGATAGCTTTAGTGATGTCGGCATGGGAGTTGATAGGAAACACGGCTTTTTGCATTTCCTACTCCCTACAATTAATAATATTTTTAGGTAAGATTTTTACCTTCAACGCCACGATTCAAACGATCACGTGTACGTTGCTCAAATAAAGCCAAAGCATTTTCCATATATGTGATGGCTCGTTTATTTTCATCACAAGGGAAATTGCCATCTAAAATTTTGGTGCGATGAATCAGAATTGCAAGTAAGGCTTCACTGGTTACACCATTGACACCATTAGCTTTTACTGGCCCATTTTGAAAATTAATAGCAGTTGTTGTTTCACCTGCATCAATGGCGTAAAAGTGACCATGTGGTAAGTAGGTAGGTTTATCACCATCATTACTAGGATCAGGATCAATCCATTCTTGGTGGGTAACATTTACACCGTTGTGATCGGTATGAATACCAACACCCCAAACACTACTACCCAACAACCCTAGTGCTACTATTTTCTTACTCATTTTCTTCTCACATAAAAAAAGAGCCATCAGGCTCAGGTTAAAAAACTTCTTTATCTGTTTGACTCAACATCCGATTAGTCTTAATCAACATGTGATCAAACCACACCTTCGATTCATCACGACTCATTGAGTGATATTGATCAAGCCACTGGTGACAGTCTATACATAACGGAATAGTGAATTTATCTGAGGCTTTAATACCTCTACCTTTGCCATGCTCAGCGAAATTTGAATGAGCTGCTTGCGATTCAGGATTTCCACACTTCACACATGGCAACGAACGAACCTGATTGAGTCTTTCTGGGCTGCGCATCGAGCACCACCAATAAGAAAAGAAAAACCCATCAACATCTAGAATGCGAGGGGTTTTATGTGCCGTAATACGTCCGGCAAAAGTTACTTCGGTAATTTCAAATCAA